GTTTCCTAGCCGATCGCCTCAGGGATTCGACCTCCCCCTCCCCCTCATCGAGGACGGTTGGCCGGATGGTTCGGATCGGTCGGCCAGCCGTCCAGGCCAGCCTCTGCACTGTATCCCGCGCCTTCTGCCTTCTGTGCGCCTGCGTCATGGCATGGCGGGCAGAGTGCTTCCCAGTTGCCCGGGTCGCTGAAGATGGCCCAGTCGCCCTTATGGGGCTTGATGTGATTGACGACCGATGCGGTGACGATCTGGCCTCTAGCCTGACATCGCTTGCAGAGCGGGTTTGATTGCAGGAAAGCCTTGCGGCCCTTCTTCCATAGTCCCGTGGCGTAGAAGCCTCGCCAGGACTTGGCCTCCGCGCTGCGCTGGTTGCTGCGCATGGATTGGCCTCAATGTCTGGGAAGACCGCTTCCGGGGAACCGTAGCCCCACGCGCAAATCGCGGTTTATACCTTTTCATCCGATATAAGCGTCCGCCTGTCAAGGGGTGATTGAGTCCAGCCCGTCAGGCGGCAGCGATCCGTTGAGCATCATGGCAACAGCCACTTGAGCCGGGCCGGGAATCTTGGTCTTGCCGGCCTCATAGGCGGCTATTGATTGCCCTGGGTCTCTGCCTCCAAGGCGAAGCGCGCGACCGAGTTCCGACAGGCGCAGGGGTCTTCCAAGGCCCCACATCTGGCCGAGGGTCGCGCGGGCTGCGGTTAGATCGGGGCCGGTCATGCGTCGAACGTCCCGATTTGGACGCCGAACTGGCGCCGGTGGTGTTCATTGTAGGCGGCGTCGGCCAGCCACTGAGGCACGTCGGCCAACAGTGGCGTCGGCGCGAACTCGCCGTATGCCAGCGACAGCAGGGCGTCATCGTCAAGCCCCGCAAGCGCATCAGCCAAGTTAAGGCGGGTAATGGCTGCAATGTTGGTCATCTGTCTATCTCCCGTTAGGCCGGACCCGCTGGCCCGATGAGGAGAGACTACAGGGATTATATGTAACGTCAACGGCTATTTGCGGATTATACGGCTTTCACCCCTCCTTTTTCCGTATCTCGCTTGTATCAACCCATCGCATCCAATGCCTTCAACAGCCCCTTCGTCAAGTTGATGGCCCGTCTCCTGCCTCCGCGTCCGGTCAAGCTGAAGATGGTCCGCCCTTCCCCAGCCACTAGGCGCAGCGTTGTCAGGGGCTCGGCGCCACAGATGGCGAGAACGTCCCGCTCGGTTTCCTGTAGGTTAAACAGGTGGTGCGCTGACTTGACGGCCCGTTCAAGCGCCTCCCAGTCCACCTCGCCTAGGTCGTTGATCGGCTGGCGCTTGGCCCCTCCTCTGGCCGCGCCGATCTGTGGCGGGGTCAGGCCGTGTCCGTGGTCTGCGGCTTCGTAGAGGGTGCGGTAGGTCATGCCGTGGGCAAACTGCTTGGCGGTGATGGTTCCGGCCTGTAGCAGCGTTTCCAGGCCGTCGCTGTTGGTGATCCGCGACCGCTTGACCCGCTCCTGTTTCATGACCAGCCGACCGCGCTTCCAAACGGGGTTGCCGTCCTTCGTGACCGGAACCGTGGTCACAAGCTCTTCCACGACAAGGCCGCCATCTCTCAGCCGCTCCAGCCTGTCGCGCTCGATCATGGCCTTCGTGGTCCAGTGGTCGGCTTCTCGCTTGGAGAGTTCGTCCAGGGCCGATTTCCGGGCCTCCAGAGCCCGTTCCCGGTCGGTGTCGGTCTTGGCCTTGGCGGATGCCTTGTCGGCCTTGTCGAGGCGAATTTCGATGTCTCTGGGCAGGTTCATGCCATTGCCTCCATGATGGCCCGTCCGATCAGTTCGGGGATCTGCGGCACGACCGCATTGCCCAGCCCCTTGAGCCGCGCAGCCCGCGCCGGCACGCCGGTTGCTACTCGGGGCGTGTCTTCCGGCTCGGCTTCCCAGCCTTCATGGGTTCGGTCCAGCCTGGCGGAAAGCCCATGAGCCAAGTGACCCACTCGGGATTTAGCTGGCCCCCGTCCGGTGTCTCCGGGTCGTGCCGAACAGCATTCGGAAGTTGCTCCCCCTTCTTGCCGCCGCCCCGGTCCTTGAACGGCTTGCCATTGGCTCCGCGAAAGTCCCTCGCTGCCGGCGTCGGCCACATCTTCACCCACCGATCCAGAGTCACACTCTTGTTCGTTTCGAAGTTCAGCGCCTCGGTCGATGTGCATTCCCGCTCTATGTGATCGGATGCAGTCGGGGTCGGGATTGAGTGGCTGGGCTTCTGGGTCATGCCCAGCTTGAAGGCGTTGGTCTGGGCCATCGTTACAGCCGCCCCAAGGCTCCAGCCATGCTTGCCCGCCAGTTGCGATGGCGTCGGCTTGGTCTGCCGGTTCTCGTTCGGGGAGCTGCGCGGCGTCGGCCACAACGGCCCCAGATAGTTGCGCGGCGAGCGCCCGCCTGATCGCAGGGCCACGGCCTTGGTGTTGCTCGCTTCCGGCGTAGGCAACAATCCAGAGCCGGTCGCGGCGGTGAGGGGCGCCAACGGCACTTGCTGGAATGCACTCCCAGACAGCATCATACCCGAGCGAGGCCAGGTCTCCGAGAACGTCTCCAAGTCCTCGACCAAGGAGCGCTGAGACATTTTCCACGATGACGACGCGGGGTCGTAGCTCGCGAATGAGTCGTGCGTATTCACGCCACAGGCCGGATCGTTCCCCGGCAAGCCCGGCGCCCTTTCCGGCGAAGGACAAATCCTGGCAGGGGAAGCCGCCGCACATGGCGTCAACGACAATACCGTCTGCGGCCAGTCGCTCTGCGGTGAGAGTTGTGATGTCGTCATAGCATGGCACCTCGGGCCAATGATGGGCGAGCAATCCCCTGCAAACGGGGTCGATCTCGCAGAAGGCGACCGTCTCAAACCCGGCCCGCTCCAGGCCGAGGCTGAAGCCGCCGATACCGGAAAACAGGTCAAGCAGCCTCACAGCTTCAACCCCTCTCGCATCGTGGCGGCGCGCTCTTCCCCGGCCTTGGCTGCGTTCGGCGCCAGTCGGCGCATGGCCTCGGCCAGATCGTGAAGCTGGGCCTCGGCCTCAAAGAACCGGGTCAGCAGATCGCGGATCTCGTCGGGCGGGCTGTCGGCCTTGATGACAGCGGCGTAGCGAACGGCCCCGTCTGCGAATCCGGTAGCAGTCCCGGCGAGGTTGGCAATGGTCTGGGCGACTTGGGCGGTGCGGGTCACAGGGCCTTCCTCAGGCCCGCCAGAGCCTCCGCGATCTGCGCCCGACGTTCCGCCGCATCCAGCATGGAAACGGCCTTGGGAGCCTCAGCAGCCAGCTTGGCGCGGTATGCGATGGCATATTCGGGACAGGGGATTTTCAGGGCCAGATCGCGCAGTTCGCCCGGTTTCGGAAAGAATCCCGCCGGTGATCGGATCCACTGATCCAGCGCCTGGGCCACCGCTCGCCGGGGAACGTCCGCCAGGACATCGTGATAGACCCGCCACCAGGTCTTCCATTCCTCCGGGGTGCGGTCAGGAACGGGATAGATGACCAGCGCCTTGGCAAGGATGCGCTGAAGGTCGTCGGTCCCGGTCTTGGCCAGCGCCCGGTCCCGATCCGCCATCAGCGCCGGCAGGGCTGCGATGACCTCCGAGTGCAGGGCGGGGTTGGCGACGATCCCGGCCACGGCGTCAGCGGTCGAAGTCTGGTGCGTCAAAAGCAGCCGAAGCTCCTGCGAAAGCCCGTCCAAAGTTGTCGAGACGTTGGCGGCCCTTGGCGCTGAAAGGCTCGTTCGCTGGGAATTCATCGTTCCATCTTTCGTTGTTCAGCCAAGTTGTCGGGTTGCAAAACACGTTGTCGCGCCACATCGGACTTCGCTGTCGGGCGTATTCGATCGCCTCAAGCATCCGCTCCAGGCTGGCGCGCCTTCTGGCCTTCGGGAAAGTCTTCCGGGCCTTCGCCTTGTCCACCTTCGACGGATAGGCTGACCAGAACACGTCAAACTCGGCATCGAGCGCGCGCGCTTTCTCTGACGGTTCTATTGACGGTTCTATGGTTGGTTCAAACGTAGTGAGTCCGGAAATATTTTCCGGTAATTCGTGCAGATTTTTCCGGTAATCAGTGCAGGATTTTCCGCTGGAAGATTTTTCCGCTGGAAGATTTTTCCGCTGATCGCTTGCCCGCTCAAGGTGCAATTCGATCATGTCGGTTCCGCGTGAACCGTCCCGGCGATTGCGCCTTTCGCGGACGATCAGGCCGGCCTCTTCCAGCTTCACAAGTGCGGTCCTGACCGACCTGTCAGACATGCCCGCGTCTTCGCCCAGGCGCTTCTGGGAGGGCCAGCAGCGCCCGTCTTCGTCGGCATAGTTGGCCAGCACGATCAGCAGCAGCTTTTCGGCCTGCGAGACGTTACGAAGGGCCAGGGCAAGGGTGATCTGCTGAACGCTCATGCCGCCACCTTCCATCCGCCGATGATGCGCGGCAGCAGGCTCAGGCCGTTGCGCCGGGCATGAGAGCGGGAGCCGGTGTAGACGCTGGTATGATCCATGCCGAACCAGCCGCCGATCATGGCGTAGGACCAGCGCGCCGAGCCGTCAGCGTTGGTTTCCGATGCCATCAGCCACATGGCCTCCTGACGCGGATAGGCGATGGCCCTCGGCGTCTGGCGGTGTGTTCCCGGCTGGCGCTTCAGGTCCGCCACGGTCAGCTTGTGCCGCTCTGCGACCTCCTGGCCGATCTGGTTCATGGTGCGAGGCGGGGCGAGCATCTCGCCTTTCCAAAGGCTGAGAACCTTCATGCGCCGGCCCTCTTCAAGGCTTCACGCAGGCCGACAGCGGCCATGCGATAGCGTCCCGGCTGGTCCAGCCAGTCAGCAACGGCCTTGATGGCGCGCACTGACATGGCCTCACCGTCGGGCAGTTCGCGGATGTCGCTCGTCAGGCCCTGGGCGATCAGCTCGTCGTCAATGGCCTCGCTGACGTGGGTGATGAGCGGCCTCATCCGCGCCGCTCCATCCCATGCGGGCGCGTGGCCTTGATGGCCGGGATACCGCTATAGGCAATCGCGCCGTGCAATCCGCAGTAGGAGCCCCGCTCTTTGGTCGCCCCGCAATACTGGTCACCGATGGGCCACCGGCAGGAATGGCTATGCAGCTCCAGCAGGCCGACGGTCGGGCCAATGGGCGCCCATATGTCCACAGGGATTGGTCGGACGGAACGATTCTCGCGCTGGCGCTTTACCGCCTCGGCCTTCATCGCTTTGATGGCCGTCACGGTGGGGCGCATGGGGACGCCCATCCTGATCAGCTTGGAGGTAATGGCGGTGCGGCCCATGCCGAAGCGCTCGGCGATGACGGTCGGGGTCAGTTCCTCCTCGACATAGAGCCGACGCAGTTCCTCGGCCTTGTCCTGGGGCCATGCGTTATAGGCTGGGCTCTTGGGCCGGTTGATCCAGGCCGCAGAGTCGCGGGCAATCGGGGCTCGCTTGGGCGCGCCGATCCGGTTCAGCTTTCCAATCACGGCGTTGCGGGTCAGACCGCCGCCGAGGATGCGCATAATCTCGGTAGCAGAGCATCCGTTAGTCCAGAGCTTCAGGGCCTGTTCGGTCCTCTGGGGTGTCCAGGGCATTGGGTTGGTCATTTGTTTCCCTCTGCGGCTAGGCTCATGGCCAGCGCCCAGACGGACGCGGGCATGAAGACGTAAGCCTCTTGGTGGTCCTCGCGCAGCCACAGCACGTCGCTGTTGTCGCGCAGCTTGTTCAGGGTCTTGACCCCGGCGATTGAGGCGTGGCGCTTGCACTCGACCCGGATGACCAGATCGCCCAGCTTCAGCCGAACGTCGGTGGCGAAGGCCTGTTCGTTGGTCCGCGATCCGTGGGCGCCAGAGCCAGCCGTGCGGTGCGCCGTCCAGCCCCAGCCTTCAGCGGCCTTGACCAGTTCACGTTCGCCGCCGTCGCCCTTGGCCTTGGCCCCCTTCTTGGAGCATCGGCTTTTCTTGGCGCCGGGGCTGACGAAGGTCACAGCCCGCTCGCAGTCGCAGACCTGGACAGCCTTCTTGCCCTTGCCTTCCCAGAACACCCGCGCGCCGCAGCGGTCACAGGTGACTTGGAACTCCCCTTCCATCACTGGGCGCATGTTTCGGCCCTCAGTTGCTGGATGGTCAGGTCGCGCATCCGCCGCCGGTTGTCGGGTCGCCCGATCTGTCGGCAAAGAAGCGCCGCCCGCTGTTGGGCGATGTGCCGAGCTTCCTGATCATCGTCGGAAGAAACCCCCGTGATCCGCCCCGACGGGGAGACGATCTGATCAGGCTTCACAGCAGCGCTCGGCTGTCTGCTGGCAGGAATGGCGGCGGGGATAGGGTCGCCCGTCAGCAGGGCGTGAAGGGATGGGAAGCGGGTCACAAATTACCCCTGGTTATGGCCGGGAGCGTTCAGGTTCCAAAAACGGCGGGGACCGAAGCCCCCGCCAGTTGAGGGAGGAACGCCCATCGGGCTCGGTGACGGCATTGCTGCCGAAAGGTTGCGCCCCGACCGGTCCATTGTGGCCGGGGCGCGCCGCAGTCGCCGCTTCTGCTGGCTGTGCGGGGTTCTGTGTCATTCGGCGTCGCGGTGCGATTGAGCCCAGGCCTCAAGGGCGTCGGCATGAAGCAATCGGGCCTTGGCGGAAGCGCGCAGGCTGCGGACATTCCACGCCAGCTCTTCCGGCGTCAGGGCTCCGAGCAGCTTGTAGACCGGCTCTTCACCTGCGGCGCGCGGGATCGGATAGCGGGGCTGGAGGTGGCCCGAGAACAGTTCGCCCTGATGGGCCTCGTTGTCGTCACCTTCGTGACCGTAGCGCCCGGCCAGCACCTTGCGGGCCATCTGCTTCAGGTGTTCCCGACCCGTGTAGCGAAGGCGCGGGTCTGTATCCTCGCCGCCGTAATCGGCCAGCAGCGTGTCCGCCAAATAGGTGGGCGACATGGTGTCGGCGCCACCCAGCCGATCTATGACCTCCTGAAGGTCACGGGTTATGGTTTCATGCAGGTTCAAGGCAGCACTCCAGGTCGTTTAGGAAGTTCGCAACCAGCGGCGCCAGCCGGCGCACATCCGCCCGCATGGCCTCGGTCATCCCGTCGAAAAACCGATCGCCGCCTCGGGTCAGGTAGCCTTCGTTTTCGAAGTCCCGCAGACGCCCCCAGAGCCACAGCGCGGCGTCACTGACGCGCGGCGTCGCTGGCGCTTGAGCCGCCTTTCGCGCTTCTGCATGTTTGAGGAAGCCCGCCGTCGTCGGCTTTTCCGGGCCGCGCAGTGCCGCCTCGAAGTCCCGCTCGGGGATGCTCGCCAGCGATTGGAACCTGTGCGCCGCCTGGCGGCTCATGCCCTGTTCTGCAAGGGCGGTGGCGTAGGGGGAAATCGGCGTCCTATCGGCGGACGCCGATTTTACATCCCCGCCGCGCGACGTTTCCGCCCGCGCCAAGTCCTTCAGCAGTTCGCCAACCCGTCGCTCTGCTCGAAGGCGGACGTTCGCCGCTTCCCGCTCTGCGTCTAGGTTCCGGGCCTGCCGGTAATAGGCCTCCAGAGCGAGGGCCTTGTCGCGAATGTCCTTGGCCTCATCAACCCGGCTGCACTCAGCGATGGCGCTACACATGCGGTCATAAAGGGCGAGGGCGCTGTTCATCAGGCGGCCTCGGTCTGGGCCGGCGACTTATCCTTGAGCAGGCCGCGCAGGCCCGACCGGGCCAATTCAAAGTTTCGAAGGGTCGGCGACGCCTTGCCCTCCTTCCACTTCTTCCACAGGGTCGGATGGACCCCGCCCGCCTTCAGCGCAGCCGTGGGGGCCACGTTTGCTAGGATGCAATCCTGTTCGAACTGGGAGAGGAGGTCTGACATGGCGACGAAAATGCAGCACAAATGCTGCGTTGACAACAGCTTTTATGCTGCCCTTGTCAGATGGCCCCAACACAGCATATTTGCTGCATGTCCGAGGGCTCTAAAATTGCCGCCGAAGTAAGGGCGTGGCTGCTCGGGGTTCTGGACCGGCACCCGGAGCTGTCCGCCGCATCCTGGGCAAAGAAGGCCGGCGTGGCCGGTAGCACCGTTCAGCGGGCCATAAAGCCGACCTATCAATTTGTCACCAGCAGCCGCACGTTGGCAAAGCTGGCGGCGGCGGCGAACGAATCTAGCCCAGAATTTCGTCAGGCTGGCGAGGCGCAGCTGGTTCCGCATTTCCTGCCCGTCCGTTATCGTGTCCAGGCTGGGCATTGGATCGAGTCCGACGACTACGCGCAGACATGGGTCGCGCCACCGCATCCGGTCGCGCCTCACCCCAGCTTTGCAGAATGGCCGCAGTGGCTCGAGGAAGTCGTCGGCGACAGCATCGACCTAAAGATTCCGCCCGGCGGCTTTGCCCACGTCGTTGATGCCATAGCGATGGGATATGCGCCCAGGGATGGCGACTATGTCGTGATCGAGCGCAGGCGCGATGGTGGCCAGCTGCGGGAAAGATCAATCAAGCAGATTGCCCTCAAGCCTCGCGGTCGCGTCCAGCTGTGGCCTCGCTCGTCAAACCCGGCATGGTCTAAGCCGTTGGACGTGTTGCTGGGCGCCAATGATGCCGACATAGAGGTCGCCATTGTCGGCCTGGTGATAGGTTCTTATTCATCCTTTGCGTAGCGGCTTGAAAGCCGCCTCAACCACGGCCACACCGCAGGCCCTTTTCACAGCATAAATGCTGTTGACCGTATATCAGCATTTATGCTGTAGTCTCCCTGTCACACGGGAGACACCCAATGGCCGAGAGCCTAAACTACCAGAAGCTGACAGCCGCAGTTGCGCGCTGGATCGACGAGGGCCGCACCCATCAACGCGGGGCGGCTCTGCTAAACGTCCACGCCGATCGGATCGACGGCTATCTGGCCGATTTGCACGCAAGCGCCCTGCACGACCGCGAACCGCCGGTTCATTTGGTTGGGCTGACGGCGATCGACCTCATCTGCGCCGCCGGCGATCTGCGATCTGCAGCTGCCAGCCTGTGCCGGGTGGCCGCATGAGCGCCCCGGCCACCTACGCGGCGTTTTGGCCGCAAGGAACCTGCCCGAAGCCGTGGGTCGCCCTGGTGGGCGGCTTGGCGCTTCGTGATGCGCGCAACGCGGTTCGCCGCTTCAGCAGCAAAGAGGCGGCTGAAAAGGCTGCGCTGACGACTTGGGACTGCAGGGGGCGCGCATGAGCCCCATCCCCTTTCCCCAAGGGATCGCCCGCGACATGGCGCGTGTTCGCATCCTTGCGAACGATCTGCAGCGCCTGATGACCGATCTGGACCATCAGGCCGCCATCACGCCGACCGCCTACGCCCAGATCGGCAACCTCGCCGACGATGCCTGGAACAAGGCGAACGACCTTCAGGCGGCACTCAATCAGGTCAGCCTGACCGCCGCCGACCGGATGTGTGCGGCTCAGGACCGGTCTTACAGCATCGACAATGCCCGCCAGTTGGTTGCGGCCATTTCGGCAATGACCGACGGGGTGATCCGATGAACTGGCGCATCGCAGGGCTGCTCAAGGCGTTGGACGACGCCCGCAACGACCTCGCCGAGGCTCAGCTTGATGGTGACGCCGTGGTCATCAACGACTGCCGCGAGGAGATCCACGAAATCCGCCGGCAGTTGTTCATGGCTGGATGGGAGCCGGAAGAATGACCCCGGCCCTTCCAGAACGCCCCCAGCCCCGCAAGCGTTGCGACGGCTGCGGGGTCCAGATCATCCGGGCCTTCAAGCCCCTGAAGAAACAAACCGGGCGCCGCGTCTGTCGCGACTGCGCCGAATTGGAAGCCGGGAAGGTTTCCGCAGATTGGGACGCCTAGACATGAACATCGACCTGACCGGAGTCCCCGGTTTCAAGGCTGACGGCCCGCCCTCGAAAGACTGGGTTCAGCCCCTCCCCATCCTGAAGGCGATGGCCGCTTTCACCGTCTACACGCTGGCCATTGCCGGGCTGTGCGTGGCTGTCTGGATGGTGGCGGGATGAGCCGGATTGACCCCCTCCGCGAGGCGCAGGCCGCGAAGGCTCTGCGCGAAAGCATCGCCGCCCTGGATGGTGACGACACCCTGCTGGCCGACATGGTTGAGGGTGAGACGCAGCTGTTCGAGGCGCTAGACCGCCTGCTCCGGCGCATCGCCGACAACCGCGCCGTGGTCGAGGGCATCGCCGCCGAGGAGGCCCGTCTTGGCGAGCGTCGGCGCCGGTATGAGAAGCGCGTCCAGGACGACCGATCCCTGATCGAGCAGGCCATGATGATCGCTGACCTGCCCAAGCTGGAGCGGCCGACTGCCACCCTGTCCCTGACCAAGCGCCAGCCGTCCGCCATCATCGACACCGAGGCGGATATTCCGGCCGAGTTCTGGAAAACCCCCGCCCCCGCCTTGGACAAGAAGGCCCTGCTCGCCGCGCTGAAAGACGGTCGCGACGTTCCCGGCGCCACCCTGTCCAACGCCGCCCCATCCCTCACCATCAGGATTGCATGATGTCCAACAATGTTGTCGCCCACCCTTCCGCCCATATGTTCAGCGCCGCCCAACTTGACCTGATCAAGCGCACGGTCGCCGCCGATACGAATCCGGCAGAGTTCGACCTGTTCGTCACAGTCGCCCGCAACGCCGGGCTCGACCCCTTTCGGCGCCAGATCAGCGCCCTGGTGTTTTCCAAGGGTGACGCCGCCAAGCGCCGGATGTCGATCATCACCGGCATCGACGGGCTGCGCACCATCGCCGCCAGGTCCGGCCGCTATCGCCCCGACGAGGACGAGCCCCGCTTTGAATATGATGCGGACCTGAAAGGCCCGGCCAACCCGCTTGGACTGGTCAAGGCATCCGTCCGCATATGGATTGCAGACGTGGCCCGAGACGGCGGCTGGAGGCCTGTCTCTGGCGTGGCCTACTGGGACGAGTATGCCCCTATCAAGGATGACGTCGAAGGTGACTTCGACCTGATTCCGACCGGCGAGACCTGGCCCGACAGCGGCAAGCCGAAGATGAAAAAGGTTCTGCGCTCCGGCTCCGGCGCCGCCATCCGCAGGCTGGACACGTCCGGCCAGTGGGGGAAGATGCCCCGCGTCATGCTGTCCAAGTGTGCCGAGGCCCAGGCCCTGCGCAAGGCTTTTCCCGAAGACCTCTCGGCCCTCTATGAAGGCGCCGAGCTGGACCGGGCGCAGGCGTCCGACCTGTCCCCATCAGAGATGATTGAGGCCAGCGCCATCAACGACCGCCTGACCCGGATCGGATCCGGCCGGTCGATCACCTTCCAGCTTTTCCCCAACGGCCCGCTAGAGCCTATCCCTCTGGGCCAAGTGGCTGACCGGATCATGGAAACCGTGGACGGATTCAGCAGCCTGCAGCAGGCCCGCTGGTTTGCCGACGCCAATACCCACCCGCTTCGGGAGTTCTGGGCCCAGTCCCCGACCGACGCCCTGGCCCTGAAGAAGCACATGGAAGAGGCCAAGGCGCGGCTGGAGGCGCAATGACCCGGCACTGTCTGAAGCTGACCCCGCACAACCGCGACCTGGCGCACCAGGGCGTCCGTAATGCCAAGGACGGCTGGCTTCTGGAAATCCGGGAGCCGACCAGATCCACCGAACAAAATGCAGCCTTGTGGTCTCTGCTCACTCAGGTGACCCGCCAGCGGCCGATCCACAACGGCGTGAAGATGAGCCCCGAACTGTGGAAGGCCGTCTTCATGGATGCGTGGGGCGCCGAGGTGACGTTCCTGCCAAAGCTGGAAGGCGACGGCATGTTCCCCGCCGGCCATCGCTCCTCGCACCTGACCATCGGCGAGATGACCTCGCTGATCGAGATGATCCTCGCCTGGACGGCCAAGGAAGGCCTGACGGTCCAGCACTTCGACGAAAGGCAAGCAGCATGAATGACACCATAGAGCCGGGGGACCTCGTGAGGGGCAGGCTAAGTGGCAAGCTATATGTTTCCGAACCTGGGGCGGGTCCGGGCCTGCTTGAAATGGTTGCGAAAGGACCCGGCTGGGTCGAGCACGGCGGCTCGTCCGTTAACCCGGTTCCGGGGGCGCGGTGTCAGGTCTATGGGGCCAGATTCAACGTCTGTGATTATCCGTCACAGGTATGGCCATGGGAGGCCGTCCAGTTCTACCGCGTCACCAAGGCAGCCCCATCCCAGCCCCCCGCCCCCCAGCCGGGGTGGGTGGCTACGGTGACGATCAAGATGGTCGAGCCCGGCGAGTTCTGTCACACCGTTGAGTTCCCGAATGGCCTGAGCGAGGAAGTGCCTGTTGCGTGCTTTTCCGACGTAGACTGGTCCCCCCCACCGCTCCCACCATGGGAGCCGGAGATCGGGAAGGGTGCGACCTATCAGAACAACGACGTCACCGTGCTTTTCATCGGGCGCGAAATGGCGATGGTTGAGGACCGTTACCGTAACGAATATGAGGCGACCCTCTCCGACCTCTCCCCTCCGAAAGGGGGTGCGTGATGGCGACGTCCTTGACCCCAGCCGAATATGCCCGCCGCGCCCGCGTCTATGCAGCCGCCAAGGGAGACGCCGCCGAGATAGCCCGCCTCCGTGCCGAGAACGCACGGCTGAGGGTGGCGGGGCAGGCTGTGGTGGAGGCCGACACGAAATGGGATGATCCGGCTCTGGCTGTAGCCATCGACACCCTCCGCGCCGCCCTCAAGGAAGGGGGTGGAGAGTGAGTGACTGGCAACCGATTGAAACCGCGCCAAGGGATGGGACCATTATCCTCATTGCCATCAACGTGCGCGGCGAAGGGCCGACGGTTTACGAGGCGCGGTGGAACGAGATCAGCGAGTGCTTTTCGGGCCGCAATGGCTTCCTACTGTTTGACGGAGCCCATGCATGGCGCCCCCTCCCCGCCCCTCCTGTGGAGAAAGACACATGACCGCGAAAACAACCTGGTGGGCGCAACCCGGCCCAGTGCCCGAAACTACCTCGGTCTGCGTTGAGGCGCATTTTCCAGACGGTGGCGTTCTGGCGCGACAGTGGGTAATCAGCGACGCAGCTGCGGAACGCTGCCCGCCTTTTATTCGGCAGGCTCAACTGGCCTTCTTTGCCACAAAGTTTGAGCACGAATGCAGCTATTTGGCCGCCGATGACCCTCCTGTGGAGGTGAAGGGACCATGACCCGCGCCGCGTTCACGCCCGAGACCCTTGGCGACCATTGGGGGGTCAGCGCCGCCACCGTCCGCAACCTGGTGCGGGATGGGGCCTTGCGCGCCTTCAAGGTTGGTCGGCAAATCAGAATCCGGCCCGAGGCCGTGGAGGAATATGAATGTCAGAGTGGCGAGTCCGCCTGTGGCGCGGAAAATACGCCGCCGTCAGGTCGGTCAATGGGAAGACAGAGCGGGTCTCGCTCCGCACCGCCGATCTTCCCGAGGCAAAGCGGCGCCTAGCCGACTGGACCGCCCGGCCTGTCGGATCCACCGTCGGCGATCTGGTCGAGGCCTACCTCGCCGACAAGGACAAGACCGCCATCCGCGCCGTCGATCTGCGGGGCTCATGGAAACAGGCCGCCGAGACCTTCGCCCATTTGAGACCGGACCAGATCACCCGCGAGGTCTGCCGGGCCTATCGAGACCAGCGATACGCCGCCGGCCGCAAGCCGAACACCGTCCGCAAGGAGTTAGAGACCGTCCGCGCCGCCGTGAACTTCCACAAGGTCACAGGGGCCGTCTTCGAACTCCCGGCGCCACCGCCGGCCAAGGAGCGGTATCTGTCCAGAGACGAGGCCAGGAGGCTCCTGAAGGCCTGCCGCAGGTTTCCCCACGTCCGCGCCTTCATCGCGCTCTCGCTGGCCACAGCGGCCCGCCAGAGCGCGCTGCTGGAGTTGACATGGGATCGGGTCGATATGGAGCGGCGGATCATCCACCTTGCCAGGGGCGAAGCTGGCGACGACCAGATGAAGGGCCGGGCAAGGGTTCCCATGAACCGCCGGGCCTATCGCTATCTCCGCGTCCTGAAGCTGGCCGCGACCTGCAACCACGTCATTGAGTGGGGCGGTCACCGGGTGCTGTCGATCAAGAAAGGATTCGCGGGGGCCTGCCTTCGGGCTGGGATCGACGACATCAGCCCGCACGTCTTGAGGCACACCGCTATTTCATGGATGGCCCAGGCTGGCGTTCCCCTGTTCGAGATCAGCCGGTTTGCCGGTCATTCCGACATGAGGGTGACAGAGAAGCGATACGCCCATTTGCACCCGGATCACCTTAGACAGGCCGCCGCCGCTCTGGACTGGTAAAACCCTAGTTGCTCTTTGGGTCGCTTTGAACCATCATCCCTTTACGTTCTTGTCGTGTTCGTCGCCTGTTCACGCAGGCCGCGCCGCAGAAAGGTAGCTTTTACATGGATTTGCGACCCGCCCACCTCGTTCACACGGAGTGGGATGATCTTATTGAGTCAACAGGTTGCCGGGTAGAGACTGGTTCAACTGAACCGGGGATGCGTAGCTCAGCGGCAGAGCACCACGTTCACACCGTGGGGGTCACAGGTTCAATCCCTGTCGCATCCACCACCCCTGGGTGGGTCTATTTCGTCCGCGCCGAGACCTTGGGGCTCATCAAGATCGGTATGGCGATCGACGTTGCCAAGCGGATGAAGGCCTTGCGGGTCGGGTCGCCCGACACGCTCAAGGTCATGGGGGTCATTCGGACCAGAGACCCGGTGACGCTCGAGCGCGACCTTCACGCCCAGTTTCGACGGGCGCGCCACCATGGCGAATGGTTCAGTCCGATCCGGCGCCTGACGGACTTCATCCGACACAATGCCATGGCGCACGATCAGGCCTATGCCATTTGGTGCTCGAGCGTTTTCCATCGCATGACCGAACCGGGCTGCGATGTGGAGGAGGTCTATGAGCGCCTACTGCTGAAGCACCAGGCCGAAAAGCGCCCGGCCGCCTAAATCAACGCTGTGCATCGTCCCACCGTGTTTTCGGACCCATTGCCCCGCTTGGGTTCCCGGCGCGAGTGTCCCACCGATCACGCCGCCACGTCAGCCCCGTCGTCGCTGTAGAGCCGCCGCAGGGTCAGCAGGGACACGAACGCCACATCGGTGATCTGCCCGCCCTGGACCGTCAGATCGACCACGCCATGAGACCAGCCGGTTGGATTGTGGAGCGCGTAGTGTTCAATCTCGCCATAGGGCAGGCAGCACCCGCCCTCGATGACGGTGATCCGGTCGGTCAGGCCGATCTTGGCATCGTTGAAAATCTGGAACTTGTGCGTATGGCCGTAGACCAGCGGCGCGGTCAGCATGGCCCCGGCGCGGTGGGTTGCCGTCTTGCCGCCCATAGCTTTGCCCATGCCGTTCATCGGGGCGTGGGTGTATCCGATGCCATCGACATAGAAGACTTCCCCGAACGGCCTTTCGCTCCAGCCGAATTGAACGAGGTGTTCTTCATAGGCCAGCGTGTGCGTCTGGGCGGATGCGGGATTGGCGTTTTCGAAATCGTATAGCCGCCGTTCGTGGTTGCCTTGAGCCTTTTTCTTGATTGGCTTCCAGTCCTTGGCCCGGCCCCGCTCAAAGGCCTGGAGGCTGGCTAGGTGGTTCGACAGGTCGTCCTTGATCGGGGGCTTGAGCCTGCCCTTGAGCGTGTCGTCCTTGTCGTGGCGGCTGACGCTGTCAAAGGTTCCGGAATCGCCGGCCTTGATGACGACATCATGCCGCCGGTCGGAGCCGTATCGGGCGATCCACGTCTGCACCTGTAGCCGGTGCGGGTGCCTGGGGTCGTTGTGTTCGTCGGGGATGAATAGATGACGCCGAATCGGTCCTGACGGCTCGATGACCCGAGGGTCTGGGGCCGGGGCCGGAACCATCCGCAGCCGGGCGATGGGCTGCTGATACCTGGGCGCCCGGTAGAGGGTCCAGTCAGGCTCCAGGCCGTGCCGGGTCTTGGCGATGCTCAGGCGGGAAACGAAGGCTTGAACCGACTGGATCCACCCGTCGTCAATGGCCTGTTGCGCAGCGGCTGCGATGGCCCCCGGCCCGTTGCCCGGCCTGCCGGCGGGGCGGTATCCTTCTAGGAGTTTCTGTTCAACACGCGCTACACACTCTTGAGCATCCTGCCCAGGCAGCGGCGGGGCGGCCACTTCAGCACCCCGCCCTGGCAATAGCAGCGCGGTCCCAGCCCTGCCGGCCCCAGTCTCTAGCAGCCGCTTCCCCGCTCAGGAACGCCGCCAGATCGGCCCGCTCCTGATCGGTGACGGGTGCGACCAATCCCCCTTGAACGGGAGGCTCGGCCTTGATGGGCTGGCAGAGGCGGGGATCAATCGTCGGCTTCGGCACTTCAGCGGGGCCGGAGGGCGTCGTGCAGCAGGCTGTCAGAAACACGCTCGCGGACAGGGCAACCAGTCGGATCATAGCGGGTCTCCGTTTTGACGATTGTCTGGATGGCGTTAGCGGATTTGCGGGCGGCCTGGACCCTAGCGTCACATTGCGCCCCGGCCTCAGAAACGGCCCTCAGAGCCCTGCCCTGCTCTTCCCGGCGTAGAGCGTCGGCTTGGCGGTAGGAGGCCTCCCAGGCGGCTGCCCTGGCCTTTTCGGCGCGGGTTTCGAGGCGGGAGGCGTAAAGGCTGGCGTCCGAGGCCTTCAGGCGCAGGGTCTGGACGCCGGCGAGGGCGAGGCAGGCCGCGATGACCGGCGCCCACCAGAAGCGCAGCAGGAGGGCGAGGGTCATAGGTCGAACCAGTCGTGCAGGAGGGTGCCGCAGATCGTGCCGATGGCGATAATCATCACGCCCCAGACCGACAGGGCGAAAAACTCACCGGCGGTCACTTGCCCACCGCCTTGGAGCCCACCCACACGTTGCGCGGAATCTGGGCCGGGGTCTGGACCCGAGGGCGGTATGTCTCCCCGATGCGCTCCAGCTCTGCCGCAACGTCGGTCTGGTTCAGGGTCACCCCGGCAACGCGCTGGATAGCGTCGGCCAGGATCAGGAGGGTGTCTTCCGAGGGTTTCATTTGGGGTATTTCTCCCAAGGCAATTCCCAGTGCGGGCCGTCTTTGAAAGTGGTCCAGTTGCCGCCCCAGGTGATCGGGACGTTTTCAGACTTGGCCGCCTCAAACACGACCAGCGCCAGCTTGTGATACAGCGGCCAGTCCCATGAGACTTGACCGGCAATGACCGGCGCCAGATCGACCGCGTGGCCCGTCAGGTGGCGGCTGTTCATGGTCCGCGTGGCGCCCTTGGCATAAAGGACGGTCTGCCGCTCGCGGCTGCGCAGGCCCTCGAGGACCGTGAAGTCGAGATCCGTCAGGGTGATGGCCCGCTTAACCACCCGCACAAGGTCGGGGTGGACGCCTTCAAGCCGTTGGAGGGAGCGCGCGCCTAGTGTGAAACTCATGCTTTCACCTCTGTCGTTGTCGTCGTCGTTGTGACCGCCTGCTGGGTGGGCTCGTCGTCCCGCTCGGCGTCCATCTTGACGCCGTCCTTGCCGGCGCTCAGGCCCAGCTTCATCCCGGTGATGCAGACCAGGCAGAGCATGACCATCAGGCCCGCGCCGATCTGGCCCTGCCCGAGGAGGTCAAGCTGCTGTTGTTGCCGGGTGACAGCCCACGGCCCGCGCCAGATGACGACCCCATAACCGACGAAGACCAGCGTCAGTGCCATCCCCGCGCCGATCTGCGCCCAGAACCGGAGCGACCCGGCTGCGAGCATCGCCGCCCATAGCTTCATGGCGGGGTTCGCCGGCGGGGCTTCTCAGGTTCGACGAAATGCCGCTCAAGGAGTTCCCGAACGTATTTCATCTGCTCTTCCAGCCGGATCAAAGCTTCCGCCGTGCGCCGGTGTTCTGCACTTTCGGATTCAGCCCGGACCTTCACGGCGATCAGATCAGCCTGGATGGACTGGTCAACCTTGTCGGCAGCGTTCACCCGGCCCTCCAGCCTGACCAGCCAGACGACAGCGGGAATGATTGTCACGCCGAGGGCGATGATTTCAGGGTCAAGCTGCATCAGCGTTTCCAGCTCTGAAGGGGCTTGTTTGAGACCGAACCCTTGATGACCGTGTCAGGGTCGAAGTCCGCCACGTTGTCGAACGGATAGGCCATCGCCAGCGTCCCGGTGATTGCAGTCGGCAGCGTAAAGGTGATGACCTTCGACGTGCTGTTCCACGACCAGCTGCTGGTTGGTCGTTGGATCGGCGGCGGGCTTGAGGTCGAGAAAACCGCGTCCATGTTGGCGCTGGCGTCCCAGAAGGCGAACCCGCAGGGCGCCGGGCCAGAGCGCGACGGCATGTAGATGGTATCGCTGCCCTCCTGGGTGAGGGTGACCGTCACGGTGAGATTGTTCGCCGCCTTGCTAACCGAGGCGATGGTCGGGCCGGCGTAGATCGTGGTCCCGCTGTAGCTGGTCACGCCGTAGCAGGTTTTCGCCACCATCTCGGCCAGCCGCTCGCCGTAAACGGTCTGACCGACGATCGAGGGGTGAACGCTGTCGCCCAGCTCTAAATCCCAGGCCTCGGCGGCCTTGAACATCTTGGTGGAATTGTCGGTGATCAGCTGGAGTTGCTTCTGCCGGATGCGCTCATAGGCCATCGTATCGGTGTTCGACAGCGACCGGCCCAGCATCACCCAGGCAATCTGGCCGGTGGTCGGGTTGTCGAGATATTCCCGATAGCCGGTGATGAGGGCGGTCCAGGCGTTCAGCCAGTTGGTCGCGCCCTGAACGACTGTCAGCGTGCCTTGGCTGATCTCGCCGGATGTCGCCGCGCTGTCGGCCTGGCCTTGGTCGGCCAGAAGGTGAAAGACCTTGTTTGAGGCATTCCGCGCATACATCCGGTCGCGGGCGCTATCGCACACGCTGTCCGGTCCTGTGTATCCAGTCGCGGTCACGGTGTCGTCGTAGTGATAGGATGATGAGGTCGAGCCGGCCGCGTCGCGATTGGCTTGGCTGGCCCAGCTTCCGCCCGTCGCATAGGGCGCGATCTCGATTCCGCCGTTTACAATGGCGGGATTGGCGCCACCCGCCGCCCGCATGATCTCGGCGAACTTGGTTTTGAAGGCGTAGCCGGCGTGCGAATAATACAGGAACGCCGCCAGGGACTGGCCGATCGCCCCGAACCTGGCCGTGGGATAGCTCCCCAGCGTTGATACGTTAGGAATGGCCATATCAGCCCCCGAAATAGGTGATGATGAGCGCAGCCCCGTTGGCCCCGTCGCCGCCCTTGCCGCTCGCTGTGCCGGTCAGGGAGGCCCCGCCACCGCCACCCGCGCCGCCATAGCCGCCGCCGTTGCCGCCACGTCCGCCGCCCTCGCCGGAACCACCGCCGCCGCCTGATGGGGCCGGGTGGAATCCGCCGACCTGGGCCGTTGCAGCCGCCGCGTCACCGCCAGCCGTGCCAGCAACCCCCGCCGATCCGGCAGAGCCGCCAGTGTTCGACAGGCCGTTAATCGAGGTCCGCCCGGTTCCGCCGGCGCTGTAGGCATTGCCCGAGGTAATGCCGCCGCCAGAGGCCCCGCCCATGCCCCAGGCCGTTCCCCCGTTTGACCCCGCCGCGCCAGTTGCCGAGGCGCTAGCGCCCGTTGCAGCCGTGTAGCCGATGGGGCTGGAGGTGGTCTGCGTGTTGGTCGTGGTTGATCCGCCCAGACCGCCCGTGGGGGCGACGGTGTAGGCGTAATAGATGGCCGAGGAAGACCCAAACAGGGTCGCGCCACCAGCCGCGCCCGCATTGGACGTGCCGTCGGTAGAGGTAGAGGCCCCACCCGTCCCGCCAGTGCCGACCGTGACCGTGACGCTGCTGTCAAGGTCCGAGGCCTTGCGCGTGAACTCAACCAGGGACGCCCCGTTGCCGCCGTTGCCGCCGGTGCGAATGCCCCCCGCGTTGCCGCAGCGACCAGAACCGCCCCCAGCCCCGCCGGGAATCAGTTGGCCATGAATGTGCGAGGCCAGCGGCGGTTTCGTCCATGTGTTCGCGCCGGTCGAGGTGTAAAGATCGAACCGAGGGGCGATGGCCCAGCTGTCAACCTCCCAGGCCCCGTTCCTGACCCGCAGGGTGACGCGGTCTTTTTGTGAGGTCAGCCAGGCGACGTCTGTGCCTGATCCGTAAATCTCGACCTGAATGTAGTTAGTGTCAGTCGATGATTTCTCATAGGTGACCCAGCCGCCCTCGATGTCAGGGCTGGGCGTCCGGATCCGCGTTCCCGCGCCGGCGGAACTGTCCAACCGGTTGATACAAAACATGTTGGCCGCTGGCGTGTCGTTTAGCGCGACCGTCAGGACGATTGAGGCGTAGCGAAAGGCCCCGTCGCTCGTCGGCGTGTAGTCGATCAGCTGGAAAATGCCCGACGACTGCCGGCGAAGGGCAATCCGCGAAGACGCCGGCAGCTGGATGGTCTGGCCGGCGTCAGACAGGCCATAGACGTAAGCCTCCGTCCCCAGGAAGATCGTCGAGGTCGAGGTCGCCGATGTGCAAAACTCATAGATTTCGCCGAACGCGACGTTGCTGGCGTCGTAGGTCTTGGCCCCGCCTGACAGGTTCCAATAATAGTGACCGCTTCGGCAGTTCTTGGAGGGCTCGACGATCTGCCAGGTCTCGGCGTCGGCCTGGATGTCCAGATTTGAGCCGTCGACCTTCAGGGCGCTGAACGGCATACGCTCGGCCCGCAGTTCCCCGGCGTTGGCCATGCCGATATTGCCGACCAGGAACCACAGATTCTCATCCGCCAGGGACCGGGTCGGCAGGGTCGTGTCTGTTGGATCGGCCGATGTGCCAGGCTCGCCCTGGCGACCCCTGGCGCCGGTGACCGTCACCGTGACCTGGGTGACGTGCGGATCGACAGTGGTGGTGTTCGGCTGGACGGTGACCGCAGTCATCGCGTGACCCCCGTCGATACCTTGAAATCGCCATAGAGGCAAAGGACAGGCAGGGCGTCTGCGTCATAGACCAGAAGGTCATACCGCAGCGACGTCGCCCGCTGCGTGATGTTCGGCAAGGCCTCCAGCGTGGCCATGTTGATGCGCACGGTCAATTCGCCGGCAGTGGGATCCGAGAAGCGGATGCCCTCGATGTCCGTGGCCACGTCGGCCAGGTCGATCAGGGCCGCACCAGGCGCACCTTCATAATATCGCACCTGCATGGCTGCGGTGCAGTCGGTGAGGTCTATCGCATCACCGTCGTCGTCGGTGACCGTCATGACCACGAACCACGGGGCATTGTTGCGTCGGACCGTGATGTCCCAACGTCCAGGATCAGCCATGATCAGCCTTTCGGATGTGCAGTTTTCAGCGCGGCGATCTGGGCTGCGATAGCGTCCAGATCGGCGAAGGCTTCAGCGGCGCCCGGTTGGTCCCGGTGTGCTGCGGCCATGAAGGTGACGGCCTTCACCAGGCCTTCGAGCTGGTCTTTCGCGGGCGGGTATTTTTCCGCCCTTTGCTCCCGCCAGCCCCAGACCGGAGCGGGCCGCTCAGAGGGTTCAAACGCCTCGCCGGTCCATATCCAGTCGGAGGCCTTGCGAACCTCTGGCGGGCAGGAAATCAGGGCGCATTGGCGCTTCTGGGCGTCGGCCTCGGCGTTGGCTTGGTCCTGCGTCGAAAAGCCATCGATCGCGCCATCAGGGCGAACGAACACCCACCGCCAGACGATCGCCATCAGCCGCCGGCCTTCTTCAGTTCGACCACCTCGACGACCGCGTCGGTGTGGGTGTGGCCGATCGAGCCCGCTTCATTGATGAACCAGTCCAGGGTGTAGCTGCCGGGCGTCACGTTGCGGATGACAAAGGTCAGGACCGGGCAGTTGAAGGTTGAGGAATCGTGCTGGAACCGGGCGTCGCCGTCCGCGTTAGTCATGTTGTATGACCCGTCCCAGGACGGGGACGCATCCGACAGCTTGGCCCACCAATAGAGGCCGTTGTTCGATCCGAAATCCACCTTGGCAGTCAGGCGAAACAACAGGGCCTCGCCCTCGCTGACGGTAAAGCTGTGGCTGATCAGGGTCACATAGCGCGGCGAGCCGCTGTTCTTGTTCACACTGTCAACAGGCCCGGCTGCTGTTCCGACCGAAACCGCCGAGGCCGCGCCGGTGTTAAGCTGGGGCGTGTCGATGGTGTCGACCTCGACCCCTTGGCCATCGACGTAGGCCGTCGTCACCGGGCCGAGCGTCAAACGGCTTCCCAGCGTTCCGTTGACCGACCGATAGCTGACCGCGACTTGATAGGCGGTGTTGGCGGTCAGGCCCTGGACCTCTGCCGCAACGGTGTCGGAACTGCCTTCAGTCCAGACGGTCCAGTCCGTGCCGCCGTTGACGCGATATTCGACCACGACCCGCGCGACGTTGACCGTGCTGGGAACGGCCCCGGTGAGGGTGACGGACGGAACGCCCGCCGCGCCCGCCGCCAGCGTCCAGTTGGTGGCGCTGGGTGTCGGGACGACAGTCGGGTCCGTGCCGAGCAGGGTTGGCGTGGCGGGAGCCGATCCCGTGCCGGAAAGCGCCCAGGCGTGCTTGGCGTTGGTTTCCGACCGGAAGGTGACCTGAACAACATCGCTCGCTGGGTCATAGGTCCGCGAAAGGACCATGCACTTCTGGCCGCTCATCGCGAAGCCGTCTTCGGTAATCGTGAAACAGTCGCCCGGTTCCAGGTCTCGCAGATAGGGCTTGAGCGGAATAGTCCCGGTGATGGATTCGCGGCTGTCGGCGATGTCGTACCGGGCAAGCTGCGCCGCCTGGTCCTTGCTGCTGACATAGGGATAGGTCACCCCGCGCTGCCGCTCGCCGCCGTCTTCGGTCACATATGTGGCGCTGGTCTGCGGGTCGAGGTCCACCAGCTGCCACGCTTGGTCTTCCTGAACGCAGCGGGGCGTAATGGTATTGACCCGGCCCTCGCGCGGTGCGCCGACCTGAAACTCGCAGGGGCCGGCGGTATCGGCTGCCGAGATGGTGACGATCGAAGACGGGGCCGCCGCCCGCGACACAACGCTGATCTTGCCGGCGTTGCGCGCGGCCAAGGCCCCGCCGGCCTGAAGCAGCCCCTGAAGGACTTGGTATTTGTCCTCGAGGCTGTAGGCGACCGCCGAGACCGTCCAGCCGTTCGCGTCGGCGACGTTGGCGGCAGAGATGAAAGACGCCACGTCGATGCCATCGACCGACGACCCGATGCCGCCCACCAGCTTGCCGTTCTCTTTCAGGCCCAGCGACCAGTTCAGGGCGTGCAGGATCGGGTTGGTCGAATAAACCCATGTCGATCTGGTCGCGAGGCGGCAGGCTCCAGACCCGCCCGGCCAGGTGCTGTCCAGTCGCGGATCCCAGAGCAGAATCCCCTCGACCACCTGAAGCGCAGCGGGCTCGCCCGTCGGCCACCGCCGCAGTTCGCCATCCTGAAATAGCACAATCATCGAGCAGGCCTTGCCCGACAGCTTGTGGTTCGCCGTCCAGGTCGAAAGCGTATAGCTGCCCGGAACAGATGGGGTCGTCAGGACCGTGTCGGGTTGAGCGCCAAGCCGCGTCTTGCGGAACAGCTTGTTGATGGGCGTCGAGTCCATCGTCTCGCCGGTGAAGGTCTGGGCCACGCCGTCGAGCAACAGCGCGCCCATCGCGTTGACCGGACCCGCGCCGCTGTAGACCGTCACGATGCCTTGATAGCGATTGTCGGGGCCGAAGGTGTCGCGGTAGACAATTTGACCACCCAGCGCCCGGCGGCCCATCACAAAGGGGATCGGCGCGTTGGGATCGGCTGACCAGTCTGTTGCGCGCCCCTCTGCGCCTGGAACATCGGGAGCGGTTACGGCGGCGATGGCCGCAGTCGTCGCCACGATTAGCGCCGCCTCGATGACCGCCGTTGCAACCACCGCCGTTGTTCCGGTGAGGCCCAGAGAGTTGACAATGGCGACGGCAGCTACTTCCGGCATGGGCTGGCCCTCCATGCGGTCAGGGCGTGGTTCAGGTCAGGCTGTAGGATCATCACAACGCCCTCCTTGATCCCCAGCACCCGGCCATTTCCGACCGCGACACACAGCGCCACGTCCCAGACGTCGCCCTCGGTCGCCATGCCGATCAGGTCGCCCTGGATGGCCATTGCCGGGGCGATGCGCGGCAGCATGGCGTCAACCGCTTCGGCCAGGCCGGTGAAGCCTTCGTCCCGCAGGGCCTTCAAAGCGGCGTGTTCGGAGGCGTATCGCTGGCCCTTCATCAGGCTGGTCTTGATCCCCAGCTGGCGCAGATTGTGAGCGGCGATCTGGGCGCAATCGACCCGGCCCCATTTCATGGCCTTGCCGTTGAAGCGTTGAATCGTCGCCTCGACAGCCTCGCGCCGAATAACCAGGCTCATACCCGCCCGCCCTGATAGTCGGGGAAACTGCTGACCCGCACCACGCCCGGCCCGGCGGGGTCGTTGGCGCGCCAGTAGATTTTCCGGGTCACCGTGGTGACAAACTCAAGGCCCAGTTCGCCGGGCCAGACCGCCTGGTGGAAGCTGTCCGACAGTTTGCGCTCGGCGTTTTCCTCCAGGAGGCGGCCCTCCTCGGTGCCGCATTCCATGATCAGGGCATAGCTGGACCCGACCTGAAGCCGCCCGAAGTCCAGCTCACCCCTAAACAGCGTCTCGGTCGCGATCAGGGCGCCGGTGGAAGGGTCAACGGCTCCTTGATAGACATACACAGGAGACCCCTGCGCCGTGGCCGCTGCAATGGCCGCTATAGCCGCAGCCGAGGGCGGCAGCAGGGTGATGGTCGCCCGCGTGGCCTGACCGTCCGCGCCGTCGCCGATGGTCTCCACCGAGCCCAGGGTTCCGTATGTGGAATCTTCCGCCGCGTAGGCGTTGCCGTCGATGGTCACCAAACCGCCACTGACCAGCCGGATCGTTGCGCCGCCGTTCAGGGCGATCGAGACCGCCGTGAACGTGACCGGGGCCGCGCCCTCTAAGGCGGTTTTAAGCGCCGAATCCATCAGCGCCGCTCTTCGATGGTAAAGGACAGGCCTTCGACCAGCCGGGCCACGCTGATACCCATTGCGCCGTCAGGGACGGTGACAAACCCCTCGACCTTCGCCGGATTGACGTTCAGAGCCGCATTGTCAGCGGGGCTGGCCCGCAGCAGGGGCCGGATTGGCAGGGTGGCCGCGCCAGCGCCGCTCGCCGTGGTCGAGGCCGTGGTCTGATACAGATAAAGCAGGCTCGACACCGAGACCGAGAACCATTTCCCCTTGGGAATGACATACCCCGCCGTCCAGCCGTCCGTAATCAGGCTGGCCCCGGTCTGGGTCGCCCCATTGACCAACGGTGTCCCCGGCGAGCCGATTGTGATGCCGGGCTCTGGCAATTCCAGAATGCCGGTGTCGGCCTCGGTCAGGAGGTCGGTCCAGGCCAAGGCATTGGCCGCCGTCATGGGTGGCAGTTCGACCTCGAACGCCCAGCGCGACCCCAACCGGTTGATCCGCTGGGTCGATCCGCCGAAGGCCGACCGCAGTTCAGCGCGGGCCGTCACCAGCCGGGGCGTCAACGATCGGGGAGACGGGGAGGTCGGCAAGGTCACGCTCATCGGGCAACCCTGTATTGCTGGGCCTTCATGGCGCGGGCCTGTTCGGACTTGATCTGGCCATAGACCTGACCACCCGTCCGGGCGCTGATGGCGTTCATCTGGTTGAGCAGATCGGAGGTCATCACCGCGCCGCGCAGATCGAAGACCACCGCCCCGCCGCCGCCGTTGTCATTGCCGTGGCGGATGTTGACCATCTCGCCGGGCGTCGCTCTGAACTGCATCAGCTGGCTGTCGATGCCGCCACTGCCGCCGACCGTGAAAGAGCCGCCGGTCGCGAAGCCGGGAGTCGATCCGCCGCCGAACATCGAGGTTAGGGCGGCGCCGATGGTTGAGAAAATGCCACTCCCGCCGCCGCTGCTGGACATGGCCTTTAGCAGCTGATCCATCAGGTTGGTCAGGATGTCGGCCAGGCGGTCCATCAGCCGGTCGGAAAGCTGGTCGGCCATCCACTGGAACAGGCCCTTGGTCCCGCCGCTTTTCAGGCTGTCCAGCGCGCCCCGGAAGGTGCCGGCCATCTGTTCGCGCAGGGCCTTGGCCGCTTCGTCGCTCATGATGGCCCCGCCGAAGGTGGCGGTCGGGAGGTTCATGTCGACCAGCTGGGGGTTCTGGTCAGGGCCGGCCTTGACCGTGCCGGCGAAGTCGTTGCGAGCGGCGTTCGCATCGATCTGCCGCAGGGCCTTGGCCAGGCCCTCGGCGTTGATCTTGCCCGCCTCCAGGGCGTCGGACAGCAGCTTGAACTGTTGCGCCTGGTCATAGGCCGCGCGCTCGGCTGGCCCCATCAGGCTTTCGTTCAGGGATTTGAGTTCGGCAGCGAAGTCGCGGACGGGCTTCTCGGCCTTGGCAGCACGGGCCCCGGCCCCTTGAGCCGCAGCCCCAAGGGCGGTCACGCCGCCGGTCAGCCCTGCGATGGCGTCCGCCTCCGCCTTGGCCTCTGACGGCTTGATGACGATAAAGCCCTGACCGCGCGGCCGGCGGCGACCGAAGCCGTTTGAAATCAGCACGTCCTCGGCCGCCTTTAGCGCCGCCGCAGCCTTGGAGACCCGCTGTTCTTCCATGCCACTGGCATATCCAGGCATGCCGCCGACGCCCATTCGCATCAGGGCGTCTTCGTTAGTCTGGGTCGCGGCAAGTCGTGCGCGGGCTGCGGCAAGGGTCTTCTTCGCTGATTCCAGCTCTGCCTCGCCGGCCGCCCAGGCCGCATGGGCCGTGCGAAGGTGTTGGTCGCGCAGCTGGCCGGATGCGCCCGCCGCAAGGGCCATGCTCTCGCGAACCGTCTTCAGGATCGGGTCGAGTTTTTCATGGGCCTGTCGGTTGGCGGCGGCAGCAATTCCGGCTTGATTGTTGGTGAGAAGGTAATAGCCCAGCCCCACGGTCAGGGCCGCGACAGCGGCGGCTGCCAGCCCGATTGGCCCGGTCATGAGGGTGGCCGATACGCCAGCCGTCACCAAGGCTGCGCTGAGGGTTCCCAGAGCAGACACCAGCGCCCCAGCGCCGATCAGGATCGGGCCAATGGCCGCCGCGACTCCAGCGCCGATCAGGGTAAATTTCTGCATTTCCGGCGACAGCTGGCTGAAAGACTTCAGCATGTCCGTCAGGCCCGTGACGACTGGCTTCAACAGAGGCGTCAGGACCGTCCCAAGCGTGACGGCCATCTCCGCCCATTCCGATTGCAACTTCCTGATCTGGTTCGCCGTGCTGTCCGCCGTTCGCGCGACATCGCCCTGGGCCTCGGTCGTCGCCTTCATGATCAGCGCGGCCCGGGCCTGGATCTTTGCCGTTTCTGACAGTTCGCCCTTCATCGTGCCAAGGCCCATCTCGACGGCCTTCAGGCGGACGGCTGACTCGGTCAGGAAGACGTTGAACTTCCGCAGGGGCTCGGCTTCGCCCGACAGGCCAGAGATCAGGCTTTGCAGGGCCTCATCGCCCGAGACGTTGAAGAAGCTGGAGAGATCCTGGGCCAAGATTGCGAACTGCTTCGACATCGCCGTGGCCTGGGCCGTTGCTGGGCCGCCCGCCTTGAACAGGCCATTAAAGGCCAGCGCGCCTTTCTGAAGCTCTTGCGTCGAACGGCCCAGCGCGTCGCCGGTCGTTTCGGCCCAAGCCTCGGTTTCCTTGGCCATCTTGCCAAACGACACCGCAAAGGCGCTGTTCATTTCTTCGGCGTCAATCGCCAGCTTGGCCATCGAGCCGCCGACCGCCGCCAGGGGAGCGGTCAGGCCGAGGGTCAAGGCCCCGCCGATCCCCTGGAGGTTGGCCGACATCTTGTTCATGTCGCGCTCGAACTTTTTCATGGTCCGTTGCGCGCCGGTCACGCCGCCTTCGAAAGACGCCGAATCCAGACCGAGGGAAACGCGGAGCGCGCCGATAACGCTATTCATGCTCGCTCCTTTCGACGACAGCCCCCACAGCGCCCGCGAAGGCCTTCAGGGTGGCTTTCATTTCATCCGGGGACTGGTTCGCCGCTTCGCCGACAAACTGCCGCCAGCGCGGGAAGGTCTTGACCCTGCCCAGCGCCGCCGTGTTGAACGCCAGCCAGGCCCGCTGCTTGTGGGCGGTCTGTTCGGCCTTCATGCGGGCTTCGACCCAGATGCGAAACAGGCCGGGCGTCATCCGCCAGAACTGCTCCGGGTCGCCGCCCAGTTCACACCAGACGCTCAGCGCGCCTTCGAGGCCCTTGCCTTCGGACGGGGAGGGTCCGCAGATTCCTCCCCTCCCAACATACCGCTTGCAGCCATGGCCTCGGAGACCAGAGCCGCAGCCCTGGCCATACCCATCGCGCCGATCAGGTCGCCCGCCTCGGCGATGGTGACCGAGTGGTGACGCTGGAGACCCGCCCAGATCACCGCCCGCGTTGCCGTTGGGCCGGTCATCTTCACGCCCTCGCCCAGGACGGTTTCGACGTCACAAAGGGCGTTGAAGTCGAGGACCATCCGATACTGGACGCCCTCGACCTCGAAAACGACTTCACCCCTCATTAGGAGGCCGCAAAGGTCGGGACGCCGGTGAACTTGACGGTGAAGCTGGCCGTCATCTTGTCGCCGGGAGAAACCGAGCCGGGATTGTAGGCGGTGACGAAGCATTCACAGCTGAAGTTCGCCGCATCGGCCCAGACGACTTTGAACGTCCGAACAGCCCGGTCAAGCAGCGCGGCCCGCAGAAGCTGGTCCGTGGCGCTGTGCTGGTCGTGGTTCAGTTCGACCGTCGCTTCACCCACGTCAGCCAGGCCCGCGATATATTCACGGTGGGCCGAGGTCGAGGTCAGGTGGGTCGATTCCACAGTGTCCACCGAATAGCCGTAGGGCTCGATGCTGGTGGGCTCGCCGATCAGGGTCAGGGTTCCCGAGGCATTGTCGAGGTAGACGGTGGCTCCGTAGCCGATAGCTCCAGCCATTGAGGTAGCTCCTTTGAAAAGGCCAGGTCGGGCCGCTTAGGGGTCTGTGTGCCAGACCTGAAAATCGAGGCCGCAGCGGAAGCGTCTGGCTTCCGGCTGATCACCTTCGAATGAATGGCGTTCGCCGTCGACGAACAGGCCTTGAAAGGTCACGCCGCCTTGGGTGAAGGTCTGGCCTGAAAGGGCTGTCTTGACCGCATCGCCGACGCTGATGGCCGAGGCCATTGTCTTGCCCCAGCAATCAATTTGCACCCGCGTCGCAGCCAGGGCGACCGTGGCGCTGGTGCTATACTCAGGCCGGTGCGTGATCTGGTGAACCACGATCAGCGGCAGGGTGTCGGTCTGATGGGCGAGGACGGGCCGGATGCGGGTCGAGACCAGCGCAGAGACGCCGGCGGTGGCCAGCAGCTTGGCGATCAGGGCGGCTATCATTTCTTGGCCCTCTTCGCAGCGCGGGCCGCTGTTTTTTCAATCTCGGTCGCAAGCCCGGTCTTGACGTCCGCCAGAGCTTGCATTTTTCCAGCGTCCCAGGCGGGTCGGGCAAAGGGCTGCGGCGGGGCGTCAATGGTGCCGAACTCTTGAAGCGTCGCTTGAATGACCCGCGACGCACCAGCGTAGACTTCGACGTCCGACCGTTTCGGGCTGATCTTCGACTGGCGCCGAGAAAGCCTAACCCCGG